GGGTAAGCACTAAAGATGTTATCTGTAGGATCACCACGCATACACTTTTCAAATAGGATGAACTTAGGATTAGGAATCTTCTTAGGCTCCTTAGTTTTCTTATCTAAGACTAACTTACCTTTTTTATCATAGATTCCGGTAAGTGTATGTAACTCATCAGCAATGCCGTTATATTGAACAACGTTTTCACTTAAGAGTTGATAGAAGTCTGTGTCACTGCTGACAATAGTATGATGATCATGCGGGTGTGTTTGAATCCATCCTGCAATCAAATCATCTGCTTCTAAATTGCCGTGCTGTAACACAGTACAGTTAGTGCGTTCAGCTAAGAATGTTTTAAGGCTGTCAAAGGCATCCCAGAACAGTTGTTCTTCTTCTTGCTCTGCTTCTGTTTTAGCCGCACGTGCCACAGCACGATTAGCTTTGTAAGGTGTGTAAAAGTCTTTGCGCCAGCTACGACCTTCTAAACAAACAATAACATGATCTGCCTTTTGATCACGCCATGCTTTGTTAATACTGGCTAAGGTTACGTGAATAGCAAAGCCCAACCTATCCCATGTGTCTGCTTGACGATGGGCACTGTGTCGGGCTCTGAAGAATGTGTTTGCTGCATCTACAATTAAATATCTCATTTAATCATTATACTTTCTCTTTGGTTAAAAGTCAACTGATTTCTGCTCTGCCGTTGCCAAGATCTTTGCGTTTTGATTGTCTATTCACTGGATCTGCTTGCTCTTGTTGGTAGGTTTCCAATACTACGTTACGACAAACATCTTGAAACCAATTATCCACAACGTCAGCATCTGTTTTACCTTGATATCCGCTTTTGATCAATCGAGCTACAAAAACATCATTCCAATCCAATTCAAATGCGCCTGCACCAGGATTGTCTGGGTCAACTTCAATACCTAATACGTTTACCCACGGCTCACCTGCCGCAGTAGCACGAGCTTTTGGATCATTCTTTTTAGCCGCTTCTTCTGCTAATTTGGCTTCTTTCTTGGCTTTGGCTTCTGCACGTCGAGCAGCCGCTTCTAACCGTTTCTGCACAGCCTCTGCTTCTGCGGCAAGTCTTAAACGTTCTTGTTCTTCACGTTGAGCCTTGCCAGTTAACTTGTCTATAAATCCTTTAATCGCCATTATTGATCCTCAAATAAATCTAACTCTTCCCAAGGTAAATTAGGTTTACCAAAGTGTCCGTAGTTAGTAGTAAGACTGTAGATAGGGCGGAATAGTTTGAATCTATTAATAATGCCCCTTGGTGTTAGGTCTACATACTTAATTATCCAAGCTGTAAGCTCTGCATTATTTCCATCGCTGTCAACGTAAACGCTCATAGGTTGTTCTACACCGATGGCATAACTAATCTGTACAGTTGCCCATGTAGCACGACCTGTTGCTACAATGTTTTTAGCCAAGTAGCGGGCCATGTAGGCAGCACTGCGATCTACTTTAGTAGGATCTTTACCGCTAAAAGCACCGCCGCCATGTGGACAACTGCCACCGTAAGTGTCGACAATAATTTTTCGCCCTGTGAGTCCTGTATCTCCATCTGGGCCACCAATGACAAAACGACCAGTAGGATTGATAAGAAACTTAGTACTATCATTAATTAACTCCGGCATCAGACTTCTAATTAAATGTTCAATATTAGTACGCACTGTGGTAATATCTGTTTCTTCTGTGTGCTGAGTTGAACAAACAATCTTAGTAGCGTGTGTAACTTTGTCGTTGTCATCAAACTCTAATGTAACCTGTGCTTTAGCGTCTGGACCTAACCAAGTAGCACCATTTCTACGAGCATTAGCTAATAACTGTACAATCTTGTGACTCCAGTAAATTGCTGGCGGCATATAGTTAGGTGTAGCATTGGTAGCATAACCAAACATTAAGCCTTGATCGCCTGCACCAAATGTGTCTGTGCCTAAGGCAATGTCTGCACTCTGCGCATGTAACAAGTTGGTAATTTCAACAGTACGCCAATCAAATCCTGTTTGCTCATACCCAATGTTCTTAATAACCTTACGCACTGTGCTTTCAACTTCTTCTGGATGAAGGATAACATTCTTAAACTCACCGGCCAAGATTACACGATTTGTGGTGACTAAAGTTTCGCAAGCACAGCGCACACTTGGGTCTTCACTGCGCATAGCTAAATCTAAAACGGCATCACTGATAGCGTCTGCTACTTTGTCCGGATGTCCTTCACTAACACTTTCACTTGTAAATAGATAACTCATTTCTTTCCTTAAAATATATGTTGCGCTATAACCATACAACTGATCCACACCCAAATAGTATTGAATCCTACTAACGTTGGTAGTAATTTTTTATTTGATGCCCATATTAAACCTAAACTTGTAGCCAATGTAAAGAAATATAACCACCATAACTGTATGCCAAAGATCAACCCTGGTATAATGATAATAGCTTTGGCGGCCCACGAAGCAAATTCTACAGTATTATAATCTGTCCAGTATTCTCGAGTAAACCACATACCATAACAGTCGCAGATCTTACGCCAATTACTATGTGCGTAAACTACAGCAATTAATAGTGCCCAAATCACTGTGGCAAGTAATACTTGAGGTGCTGTCATTACTTACCCCAACTGTTGCCCCAGAGATCAACATGTAATCTTGGGCTGTAATAATAACCACGTAACATCGCTTCGTCAGCTACATTAAACTTGTTACCATCATAGACACTAACAACACCACCTACTGGCATAATATAAACTACACCTGTAAAGCCTGCGGCTCTATATGCCTGCACTGCCCGATCAACTTCGTCAAAGTCACTGGGTTTTTCGACTACAAACTTAAGATACACAGTACCAAACTCTTGATAGCTAACTACAATCTCTGGTTTAATAGCATCTTCCCAACGCTCGCCACTGGCACTTAGTTTAGCACTAACACTGAATGTAACTTCACGATAACCTAAACTATCTTTGCCAAACTGCCATACATCCAATGCATGACCAAACTCCTCACTTAATTCTTGAGTACCGTTTGTTTCGAATGTAATATTCTTTAAGTCCTGCATACGTTCATGTTTGAACAGTTCGCCATATGCACGTTGCCAACCCAGCAATGGCTCACCACCTGTAATAACCAAGTGTACATCATTGCCATTGGTCTGTAGCCACTTTTGATTAGGAGTTAAGGCTAACATACGCTCGACTACTTCGCTTGTTTCGTATGTAGGGCTAAGATGTTTAAACTTAGGATGCCAGCTTGCGTAACTGTCACAGCCTGTGTTAACTAATGGAAGTTCTTCATAGGTTTTGTACAATTGCACAGTTTTAGCAACTTCATCTGCTTCTGCCGAAGCTGTGCCGCGTGCCATACCAAACCCACTACAGGTAAAGTTACAGCCAAATGTACGTAAGAAAACTGAAGGAACACCTACAAAGCGTCCTTCACCTTGCGCACTATAAAATATCTCACTAACTTTTAATTTCATTATCTTTCCCAAGGGTAAACAATCCAAACATCATCTTCTGCTTTGTTAATCTCTTTAGCTGTGTAGTCAACTCTACCACATAGGCCACTACTTAGATTATCGATCAATACAGCTATTCTAACATTATTACCCCAAACAGTCAACCAGCGTGGGTCGTCGGGTAAGCTACTTGTTTGCCAATCTTTCTTAATCCAATTAAGTGTGGCACCTGTGTCATTGATGTCATCTACAATAAGAATGTTCTTACCGTTAAGGGCATCTTCACTCATCCATAGGTTACTTTCAGAACCTTCTACGTGATCGCGTAGATTAACTTTAAGTGTGTGCATTGGGATATCTAATGTGTTGCTCATAATCACAGCAGGGACTAATCCACCGCGAGTTAATCCAACAATGTAATCTGGACGCCAACCATCTTTGTACATCTGAAATGATATATTATTAACCATCTCGTGAATGTGTACGTAGTCGTAATATTTTTTATTAGGCATTGTGTAATTCCTTCATTTTTTCAACTTCTCTCATATTATGACTAATGATTAGATTATCCCAACGCATCAGCATCATTAGTGCTACACCAGCATCTTCTGCACGAAATCTTATTAAGAATTCTGAATTGCCTGCGGCCTTGTGACTATAACGCCCTTGACCGTAGCGTAGGTACGGAGTCTGAACAACTCGACCCTTAGCATCGTAGTATTCACCGTAGGATATTAGGCCGCCAACCTCTTCCCACCAAGCTAAGAACTCTTCAGGCATTTCGTGTACTACCACAGTCACTTCGTAGTTAATAGCACACCCTGGTGGTAATCTAATCAACGTAGGTATTCCATAGTAACAATCTTAGCTAAACTATCAGCCAGATCGGCTTCTTCGCTGATAACATAACGCCTAATGCTTTCATTGTCACGCTTTTCATCGTAGCGTGAGGTTTCTACAATTCTACCACCGTTAGCGCCGTAGACTTTGAAAGTAATAACACTTTCATCGTCGTAGTCGTGTTCTACTCTACGTGTACTGGACACAGGTCCTATAGGAGTGCCTTTACCTCTACCAAGTCTGCCACGCTTGGGACTATCATCCCAACCTTCAACTTCAACGAGCTGATCACGCTCACGTGCGCGGTTGTAACAACGTTGTATCCAACTATCTAACCATTTCATTGTATTATCCTTTGTATGCTCTAACACTTTTGATTAAATCGTTTTCGTCAAATGTGATAACGTCGGTAACAAAGATCTGTTCGTTACCGTTAATGGTAATCCATAACTCAGCGACTACTACAGTTCCGCTGGGGCTGTTATCCTCATACAAGGCAAACGGTGTAACAGCAATAGTATCTACACTGTCAAATATCTTCTTATAAACAGCTACAGTTTCTTCTTTATTACCGGTATTATGTTCCCAATCATGTAAATGAACATCGTCAGTAAACATATTGCTAACTAACTCTAAATTTTTTGTACTGAAATGAAAAAAGTATTCCAAACAAAGATTTTTATATTTTCCCCACATGCCATATCTCCTTATCTTGGCGCAAACTCTTGTTGAAGTTTAATATTGTCAAAGAACTCTTTCTTAGTGTCTGGGTCAGTTTTAAATGCACCTTTAAGAACAGTTGTTTGTGTTAGACTGCTATGTGCCATGATGCCACGATTCTCACAGCAACCATGCGTAGCTTGAATATATACAGCTACGTTGTCGCTGCCTGTAGCCTTCATAATCTCTCTGGTGATATCGTTGCACAGTTCTTCTTGTAGGGTACCACGTGTAGCACACCACTGTGCGATACGTGTGTATTTAGATAAACCAATTAGTTTACTTGCAGCAATAATACCAATGTAGGCTACACCTTTAACTGGCTGATGGTGATGACTACACATACTGCGTAATTCACTACGCACTACTAACATACCTTCATAACGATCATCGCTGTCATTTGGAAATGCTGTGGCATCTGGATTGGGTTCATAGCGACCTGCCATAATCTCATTGTAGTACATCTTAGCCAGTCTACGTGCTGTACCGTGACTGTTAGGATCATTTTCACGAT